TTTGCATCTGCACAAAAAGGAGATATGCTTACTTATAATGAAGACACTAATTTGTATGAATTCAGTATGACAACTGAAAATGATAGTGAGAAGTGTTCACGTTATATTTGTATGGATGAGGAAACGGCAGAAGAGTTTGTAGAATCAGGTAATCTGTTAGTCATCGAAGATGAAAATGAAGAGCTTTCTGCAATTGATAAATTGTGTGCATTATCTGATTTAGTAGATACACTAGAAGCTCAATATAAGAAAGACCATGATGCTTTAGTAGAAGCCTATAATAATCAAGAGATTCCTACTTGTGTTAAGGTTGAAGCAGACACGGTATATTTCAATATGAATCAAATTCTTAAAAAGGTAAAGGAAATTATCAATGAATAAATTAGTGAAGGCTGTGAAAAAAACAGATCTTTACAGAGAATTCCTCAAATCACTTGATGGTGTACTTTAGCTGACCACTAGGGAGCAAGACTTGATGGTTTTATTAATTGACATAGATATTAATACTCCTAAGCTCCCTGGGTACAGCAAAAATGTGATAAGTACCGAAAACAGACGTTATCTAAAAGCTGCAACAGGCATTACTAGTGATAACTTAAGTAGATACATAGGGAAATTAAGAGATAAAGGTCTGATAATAAAAGGTAAAGCTGATGATGAATGGATGGTTAATCCTGCATTAATACCTGAAATAATAGGAGATAGAGTTCAGCTAACTATCGTACTTAGATTGGAGAAAGAATAATATGAATATACAATATGTAACACTTAAACCAGGTTGTGTCTTATTATGTAAAAAGTATAATTGGTTTAAGAGATTTTGGGCTAAGCTAAGCAAGAAAGTATTACCTTATAATCATTTTGTTATCTTTAAAGATTCGTGTGATTTAGTAAATATGTTTAGTAAAAATACAGACGTTATTATCGCTGAACCCAAAAAGAACTATAGTAAGAAAGAGATTAGTACATTAGAAAAGATTCTAGAATTTAATGGTGATATTGCTACAAGTTCAGAAGAAGGTATAAAAATTGAAGATTTATTTGCAGCAATTAATATTATTAGAACTAACACATTCTCAGATAATACTAATGATTTACAAGCTTTCTTAAATAACAAATATTATAATATTAGAGAGTTGTCAAATGAAAAAAACTGGAATGAGTATATATTCTGAACTAAGTAATAAATATCAACTTCCTAGTTAGGTAATAAAGGTTATATGTAATCATCCTTTTATGTTCGCTAATAGAAGAATAACAGAAGGTGATGAAAGACCTATGCTATTCACTTACTTAGGTAAAATCAAGATTAAGAAGGTATATGAGCGAAAGAAAGAAGATACGGATAACAAAGATACCACAAAATGACATTCTAACAGAATTAGTAGAGCTCATGATATATTACAAAATGTCTTATCCAATAGGTCAGAAAGATGAATGCACGATACAAATTAAAGAAGGTAGCAATGAAATCATTACCCCTGATTCAACTTATAGATTATCAGATGAAGTATTTTTGTATGTGTACTTACTTAGTAATAGAGCTATTGCTAATATATATAAAGTAATAAAAGATGATTAGAAAATACTGCCTTGATATATATCCTGTAGATATATATATTTCTACCATAGATTGTTTTGAAGAAATGAAGAGAAAGTTCTTGTTTTATCCTACTATTAAAGATTTACTGAATAAAGAGAATAATGGCTCTCCTATTAGTCCAGCAAGTGCAGATGGGGTCACCTTTATAGTAAGAGATAAAAGAACGGGAGATAAAGGAGTACTCATACTTATAGAAACTCCAGATAAATTAGATGGTACAGCTATAGAAGTAGCTGCTCATGAATCTACTCATGCCACTGATGTAATATGGGATATAATAGGAGGAGTAGGACAAGGATATGATCAAGGTAACGAACCTTACGCTTATTTACTAGGTTGGATAGCAGGTAAAGTAGGTCAATTTATGATAGATTATTTAAGAAATAAAGAAGATGGAAGGAAAGAAGAATGATTTCTTAGACAAGAAATTAAGATGGGATTTGTTGCCCCTAGAAGAAATTGAAGACATCGTAAAAGTATACACAGCTGGTTCTATTAAGTACGGTGATAATAATTGGCAGAACTTAGAGAATGGTTACCAACGTTATAAAGCCGCTATGTTAAGACACTTACTTGAGTATGAGAAAGGTAATACTATTGACGAAGATACTGGTTGTCATCACTTAGCTCAAGTTGCTTGGAATGCAATAGCAATGCTGTGGATAAGTAAACACACTTTTAGAAAAGCAACTGTTGAAGATTTATCTAAAGCTCTAGATGAGCGTATTGAAGAAAAAATAAATAGTTGTAATGACATACTCGATAAGATACAACTTTCTTCCAAAGAAGAGTTAGATAGAAGATCTGAATTTGACACTATCAGTGGTTTAAAGAAAGAAATATCTCGTTCGATTAGAGAGCTATCTAAAGAGCTGGCTAAAAAAACGAACTTTAATTACTGGTTAAACGAAGATGAAACTGGAGCTATTATAGAAGATAATAACAAAAATGTAGTTAAAGGAATAATTACAGATCGTAATTTATATGGTTCTAATGAAGAGGTTATAGCAGAACTGTGTTCCTATAAAGATAGATTAAAAGACTTAGTAGAAGAAACTATTTATGAATATAACAAAGGAAAGTCTAGAACAGGAGATAGCGTATTATCAGACAGTGATAAACAAGTATCAGAATAATCCTGAATATACAAATCCTAATTGTTCAGAGAAACAAGCTAGAGTAATATTAGCGAGATTACAAAAAGAATATTATACTGATTATAGAATAGATTAATTATGAATAAATACGTAAATGGCAATAATAGTAGTTGCATGATAGGTTATAATCCGGATACAAATGAGGTAACTGTTTTAGATAGTTTCTATTTCGATTATATATGGATTGTTCCTGAAGATGGAGAATACAGTATCACAAAAAAAGATGGAACTACTGAAAATGTAAAAGTATCTAAGGGTGATTTAATAGCAAAAACATATAAACTTGATGATAAAACTTTTGTTTATGCTGTAATTAGTGATAAAGCTATTAAAGATCATATTGCAAAGATGCAAGATGAAAAACATAAAATAAGCAGCACTTTCTCTAAGTGTGAATGTGTCTCAAACGTATCAAGTAACTAATATATAATAATTATGAAACTATTTGATATAATAGGAGGAAAAGTAGTAATACATGAAAACGCTTTAGCTATACCTGCTTTTAAGAAAATATGGGAATCAGATAAAGCTGATAAACAACACGCTACTGCAATACTTAGTTATATAGTATTTAAGAATAAATGGGATAGTCCTTATGTACTGAGTATTCCATATGATCAAATAGAGAGTAAGCTAAAAGAAGAATTCTTAGGAAATACAGATTATGAGCTTACTGAAGATGAACATAAAGCTGAAGATAGCTTTATTAGATTACAACATACTCGTACTTTAGATATGCTAGATAGTATCAGATTAAAGCTAGATACTTTCAATAAATACTATAAAGATTCTTTATTAGAAGAACTTGATGAAAAGAAAATAGAAAAGTATTATGCAGGCTTTGCTAAAGTAAAAGATACATTCGTTACTCTAGATTACTTAGAGAAAGCTGTTAAGTCTGGTGAGCTTGAAACTAGTAAAGTAAAAGGTGACGCTAAGATTAATCTATTTGAACTTCCTAATCAAAATGTTAGAGTATAACATTTGATAAACACTAAAAAATAACAACAACGTTTAATAATACAAAATTGAGATTATGGATAAAAATACAAAAATGCCTACAATTATCGTAGATTTAACTGATGATACCAAGACTGTTGAAGAAGCAATTGCTGAATGTGAAGCAGCTAGATTGCAAGTAAAACCCTGGTATAAAAGAATAGCTAAGCGTATCAAGAGCTGGTTTTAAATTTATAAATATCATTAATTTAACCCCGAAGGGGCCCTTACGTGGAGGGTAAGAATATCCACGTGTATGGGAGAGTGGCGGAACAGGTATACGGCAGTAGATTGACGGAAGCGCTCTGAAGTCGTCGTTAATAAAGCTCTTGAGTTTGAAGGTTCGAATCCTTCCTCTCCCTCTTAATATTGCCCTGTGGTGTAGCGACTCTGCACATCTGTCTCTAAAACAGAAGGTCTCCGGTTGGCACGAGAGCGGGGCGACCAACAGCGTAGGTTAGAGATGCGCACAAATATTATATTTATGAGAACAAAAATATGTACAAAGTGCGGTTTAGAAAAACCTACAAGTGAGTTTAATAAAAATAAACTCAAAAAAGATGGATTACAAAGTGAATGTAGAGATTGCCATAAGTAGATGTGTTCTAGCTACTATCAAAGAAACAAAACAAACTATAGAAAAACATCTAAATTGAAACGGCAAAAAATACTATCAATAGTTAATAACATTAAATCTAAAGGATGTATTATCTGTGGTGAAACTAATCTAGCTTGTTTAGATTTCCATCATTTAAGAGATAAAAAAGGTAATATATCTGATTTAATAAAAACTGAAAATTTAAATAAAGTTATTAATGAGATTAATAAATGCATAGTACTTTGTGCAAATTGCCATCGAAAGTTACATAACTAGTCCTTTGAAACTATAATAGCAGAAGGAAACTTGTTGGATAGGTAGTTATCGTGAACAGGTAGTCTGGGGTAATGTTAGCCCAGGTGGGGAGTACTAAACATAAGGCGTATAAAACCATAGCTCAAGAAACTAGGTTACAGCTACAGAAATTTCCCCAATAAATTTTTCGTAATTAAAAGAATTTAAGTTATAAATTATTATCTGAATAGAAGGGGTTCGTTGTGAAACGCGCCCCTTTTAAATATACAATATGGTAGACTTCAATAAAAAGATAGTAAATAGTAATAAGTTCAGATAGCCTGCTCTTACATATATTAGAACAGGTCAATACTGCCCACACCCTAAAGGTACGGCAGAATATATGCGTTTCTGGACGGAGGAAAAGGAACGTTGTATTAATGGTTATACAGCTGATGATGGTGACTTCATTAGTGGGTATAACTATTTTTATTTAAATTATTGTCCTATTAATCGTACTGTAAATAGCATAGTAAATGGAGAAGTAGTATCGGAATAGTTGGTTACATTTCCTGATTTCTGGGACTATGATTATTACTATTTTAATGCCGTAAATGAAGCCCATAAACAAGGCAAACATTTATGTGTACTTAAGTCTAGACGTAAAGGTTACTCCTATAAAGGAGCAGCTATGTTATGTCGTAATTACTATCTTATACCTAACTCTAAATCATATGTATATGCTTCAAATAAGCAATATTTAACAGATGATGGTATCCTTACTAAAGCTTGGGACTACTTAGACTTTATAGATGAACATACTGCATGGGGTAAGAAAAGAGCTGTAAATACTTAGTTACGTAAACGTGCTGCAGTAAGTATGAAGGATGAATACGGTAATCAAATAGAAGTAGGTTATAAATCTGAAATTATTGGGGTTACTTTGAAAGACAATCCTGATGTAGTACGTGGTAAAAAAGCTAACCTTATTCTATTTGAAGAAGCTGGTTCATTTAAAGAATTAGGTGCAGCATGGCAAATTGCTAGACCTTCTGTAGAAAATGATGGTAGAGCATTTGCTACTATGATAGCATTTGGTACTGGTGGTGATGAAGATTCTAACTTCTTTACTCTTAAAGATATGTTTTATAAGCCTAAAGGTTATAATTGTTTAGAGCTTGATAACATATGGGATGAGAATGTAGGAGATACTAAATGTGGTTTCTTCATACCTCAGTATACAAACATGGACATACGAGATGAATAGGGAAATCGTATGTATATGGATAATGATGGTAATACTATAAGACATAAAGCTTTAGAATATGTATTACAATAGCGTAAAGACGTAATAGAGAATGCCACTAGTTCTGTAGCAGTAGACCGTTATGTAGCAGAACGTTGTATTACTCCAGCTGAAGCATGTCTAGAATTCAATGGTAATATATTCCCGAAGAAAGAGTTACAAGAACAACTAGCTAAAATACGTACAAATAAGAAATTATCAAATCATAAATAGATAGGTGATTTAGTATGGGAATCAGATGGTAGTCTTAAATGGGTAATAAAAAAACAAGGTGATATTACTCATTATCCTCTATCCAAAGAGGATGATCCTACTGGTTCTATAGTTATATGGGAACATCCTGTAAAGGATGCTCCTATTGGTTTATATATACTTGGGGTAGACCCTTATGATCATGATCAATCTGGTACTAATTCATTAGGTTCTACTTTTGTATATAAGAGATTTTAGAATTTTGAAAACTACTATGATATAATAGTAGCTGAGTATACAGGAAGGCCTGCTACAGCAGAGGAATATTATGAAAATTTACGTAAACTCGCAGTTTATTACAATGGCAGAATTATGTATGAAAATGAGCGTAAAGGTTTGTTTCCATACTTTACTGCTAAGCATTGTGACTATCTTTTGGCTGATTAGCCAGACATTATATCTGATATCATCAGCAATTCTAAAGTGCAACGAAAGAAAGGTTGCCACATGAATAAACAAATTAAACAATGGGGTGAAGGACTCATCAAAGATTGGTTAAATGATGAGAAATCTCCAGGGCATAAAAACCTACACGATATATTATCAGAACCGCTATTAGAAGAGCTTATAGGTTATAATGATATAGGTAACTTTGACCGTGTGATGGCGTTGATGCAGGTAATGATTTATCGTGAACAACTATATAATGTAGTTGTAAAAGAGAAGAAGAAAACTAACAGAGAGAGATTATTATTCGACGGCCCTCTCTTTACTTATAGTAGCTGGAGTTATGACGATAACTTCAGTCAAGTCGATGACGATGTATATACATTTAATTAACAGAATATGATAAGTAGAAATATTGGTTCATTTCCTGTGCAAAAACTTCCTATGTCTAAAAAGACTAAAGATTGGAAAGAGGCCTGCGTTGACTATATAATAGGTAAGTCAGGCTTTAATAGTGGAGGTGGTAGAAATGGGCGTACTAGATATGAGGAGATGTAGACTTACTATGATCTATACAATAGTATCTATAATGAGAAAGATCTTTTGTACGTTACAAATCCTTTTAAATAGAAAGATGGATTCCCTGCTACAGCATAGGATTATAACATAATTAAACCTAAAATAGACTTACTATTAGGCGAAGAAACGAAAAGACCATTTAATTTTAGAGTAGTACGTACTAGTGATATAGCTACTAGTGAAGTACAAGATACTGCTAAACAAATGCTGGAAGATTATGTAATGGCTACTATTATGAGTCAATTAGGTCCTGAAGAGGCTTAGAGATATCAACAAGCATTATAGAATGGTGAAATATTACCTCCAGAAAAGATATAGAAATATCTAAGTAAGGATTATAAGGACATAGCAGAAGTAACAGCATACCATAGTCTCAACTATCTTAAGAATAAACTTAATGTAGTTCATGAGTTTTATAAAGGTTGGAAGGATGCGTTGATAGCTGGAGAAGAAATATACTATGTTGGTATTATAAATGGTAATCCTTATTTAGAACGAGTTAATCCTCTTTACTTTAGTTATGACTAGAGCGCAGACTTAGAATTCATTCATGACTCTGATTGGTGCTGCCGTAAGATGATTATGTCAGCTACAGAAATTTATGATAGGTTCTATGATAAGATGACAGAAAAGCAATTAAATGAATTGCTTGAAATGATAGATGATGTAAGCAGGGGAGGTATTAATCCTGAAGTACGTAAGACATCTATGGATTACCCTCACTTAAAGACAAAAACCATTAATGGGTTAACTTCAAATCCGTTTGAAGGGTCTGATAACATTAATGTTTGGCATTGCTGTTGGAAGTCATTTAAGAAAATAGGTTTCGTTACTTATCGAGATCCTAATACTGGAGAAATTGATGAGTTACAAGTAGACGAGTCCTACAAGGTTACTGGTATGGAGTTGAACGTTGAATGGACTTGGATTATAGAGGTATGGGAAGGTTATAGAGTTGGAGAATATTTATATATAGGTATATAGCCACTAGAATACCAACACATATCTGCTGATAATCTTAACTCTCAAAAATTACCTTATACAGGAGTTGTATACAATAATACTAATAGTGCTCCTAGATCTTTGGTAAGTATGATGAAACCGTTGCAGTATATGTATATTGTACTGTGGTACAGACTAGAACTTGCTATGGCTAGAGATAAAGGTAAAGTGCCTGTTATTGATGTTACTCAGATACCTAAATCTATGGGTATAGATGTGAATAAATGGATGCATTACTTAGGTGCTCTTGGCGTAGCATTTATTAACCCATACGAAGAAGGATGGGATATACCTGGTAGAGAAGGCGGTAAGCCATCTCAGTTCAATCAATTTACTTCATTAGATCTTACTATGGCTAATACTATTGATTAGTACATTAATCTTATGGATAAGATTGAAGCTATGGTATCAGAAATATCAGGAGTAAGTAAATAGCGTGAAGGTTCTGTTGCATCTAATGAATTAGTAGGTAATGTAGAGAGATCTATAGTATAGTCAGCTCATATTACTGAACCTTGGTTCTGGGTTCATAATCAAGTAAAGAAAGAAGCTCTTACTATGTTATTAGATACTTCCAAAGTAGCGTGGAAAGATAATAAAAGATGCTTACATTATATCCTTGATGATGCTACTAGAGCATTTATAACTCTTTCTGATGAGTTCTTCTATGAAGACATGGATATATTCATTGATGATACTACTAAGAATCAACAACAAGTAGAAGCTCTTAAACAACTTATGCAACCTGCTATGCAGAACGGCGCTAGTTTACTTGATATAGCTGAAATCATTACTATGGATAATATTAGTATGATTAAGTCTAGATTAGAAGAGATTGAACAGAAACGTATGGAGCAGCAACAAGCTATGGAACAAGCTCAAGCAGAACGTGAACAGCAAGCTATTCAAATGCAAAATGAGATTAAGGAAGAGGAGCTCATGATTAAAGAAGCAGAAATGGATCTTGAGAAGTATAAGATAGATCAAGATAATGCTACTAAAATTACTGTAGCTCAACTTAATGCTTACAGAGGTACTGAGAATATGGATTAGAATGAGAATGGTGTACCTGATGTCATGGAAATAGCCCAGCAAGCTTTAGCTGAACGTAAGCAAGCATCTGATGAAGCTTCTAAACAATTTGAATTCAATGCTAAGATTAGAGAGCAGAAGATGAAGAAAGAGATAGAGGATAAGAAGAATTAGCTTGAAAGGGAAAGAATGGATCACGAAATGAAGTTGCAAGCAGCTAAAGACAAAGCGGCAATGGAGAGAGAAAGATTAAAAGCTAAGACAGCACTTAAGAATAAGACAAACGCAGAAGCTAAAAAGAGTAAATAATTATGAATTGGTTTAAAGAAACATGGTGGATAGTTAAACAACTATTTACTAAAGTAAAAGCAGATAAAGTAGAGTATAAGCATATGGATCATTATCCATTTAGTGGTTATTCTGCAATGAGCTGGTGTGGTTACTTGTTAAGTAGAAAACCTGAATCTCAGATTAAGCCTACTACTTGGAATCATGAAAATATTCATCTCTATGAAGCTAGAGATAGAAAGAGATGGATAAGTTATTATTGGTCTTATGCATGGGAGTGGATTAAAGGTAATCCTATAATCTATCCTGCATCTAGCGCTTACTATACTATTCCTTATGAGATGGAAGCTTACGCTAATGACGATAACTTTGACTATCTGAAAACACGTAAGCCTGAAGATCTTGATAAGTACAAGATTAAAGACAGAAAGAAGACTTATAAGGCTAATAAAAAGAATTGGAAACAGTATCTTAAAACAATTAAATAATAGGAGAGATTAATTATGGCATGTGGAGGTAAAAAGTCTGGTAGCTCTAAGAAGGGCAAAGGCGGAAAGAAATAATAGTTATGGAACGAGAACCTACTATTAAAGAAAGAATTGAATTGTTTATATAGAGACTATTAGATAACGGATTCGTAGAGTAGGATGAAGATGAAGTACAATAGTATATAATGTTCTTTATAGGCACTCCTTTGGATACTAGAATATTTAAAAAAGATATAATTACTATTTGCATATCTGAATCTTCTCAAGAAGCTGAGATTTACATGAATGGGCAACAATTCTTAGGTAAAAGAAATTTTACAGATTTTATATATGGATAAACGAGCATTTAAACAGAGAATGCAGAACCTAAAGTCTTACCGGGAGAATAATCCCGGTAAAGGCTATTGGGATTGGAAAGTAGAAGCATTTGCAGATGGTGGGGAAATTAATGATAAATATCAAATGAAAGGATACTATTCCAATCATTCTGGTAATCCTACTATGTATGTACCTATTACTAAGCAAAGCGAAGAAATCAATGTATATACTCCTGAAGTAACTGTTACTCCTAAAGATAATATTAGCATTGAAGCTGCTATAGATAAAGGTCGTAAAACTGCATTTGAAAATATTAAAGAAGCAGCTAGCTATACTCCTGTAGTAGGAGATGCTATGGATGTATCTGATGCTGTATATCAAGCTACATAGGGTAATTATGGTAAAGCTGCAATTTTAGGTGGATTAGCTTTGTTACCTAACGTAATACAAAAACCTATTTAGAAGTTTGCAAAGTTATTTAAATTAAATAGAAAGCCGCATAATTTAGATATAGATATTATATAGTCAAATAATAATAAACCTATAGTTAAACGTAAAAGAAAATCTATTATTTAGTAGCAAAATAATAATATACTAGATACAGCAGAGTAGAATAATGATGCTATAAAATCAACTGGTGAATTTGTAGACACTCGAGATTTTTTACATTACTCTGACGAATATAATAATAGAGATTATCTGTTTAGTCCTGATTATGATGATAGATTAAGTGAATTAAGATAGGCTAATGAACGTATTCCTGAATTACAATAGCAATATCAAAGAATGTTAACTGATCCTAACTTTGTAGATACATCTAGTATAGATGAACTAGTGCGCGAACGTAATAATCTATTTGATATTGGTTATAACGATATTCAATATCAATTTGGAATGCCAGAATTAAATTAGTTAAGTTAGCCTTTAAGAGATTTACCTTTTATAAATAGATATGAAATGCGTAGTATAGCTTTAGCTAATAGTAATAGAATACATGCTAATGATATATTAAATGAGTCTGTTGATATACTTAATTCAACCGATATTAGTCAATTGCAGCGTGTTAGAGATAGATTATATGATTTAGACCTTGATGTAGGTAGCTAGTTAGAAGAAAGGGTTACTGACTTATATGAATAGATAGAAGATCGGATAGCTATGTTATATGGAACATCAATTGCTAGAGGTAATACTACACCTCTGTATAATGTTTCAGCTTAGTAGTATAATAAAGATAACTTACCAGAATTTTTCTATAGAGACGAAGCTTTATTAGGAGATAGAAAGAATGCATCCTATTTTAGTATGTCACCAAGACAAGCAGTAGAAAAAGCAACTAACGATTTTAACAATTTATAGCACGGTCAGGCTTGGCATTTAACTGATGATTATAGTGTATCTACTGATTCATATCCCTTATAGTTAAATTTAATGAGTAAGTATAAAGATTCTGGAAAAATCAGTGCAATACATGACAGTGATGGAAACGTTAGAACGATGTATCTAAACAGTTTTGGCAATTTAAAAGGTGACGCTAGCATAAAAAGAATTAATAAAAAAATTCAAAATATATCTGAAATAATAGGAGAAGATCTACCAAAAGCTGTACAAAATGGTCATTCTATAAAAGTACCGCAAATATATTATAGAAAATACTCAGATGGTGGTTAGACAGGTGATCCTGAGAAGGAAAGATTCTATCAGGCTACAGGTAGAAGTAGTAGTGGTAGACCTCTAGAAGAAGGTTTAAAACCTGTGTTCAGTCTTGAAGATGCTGCTAATATGACTCCTATTGGTGATGCTATATCGGCTAAAGACGCTTATGATGCAGTAAAGAACAGAGATTGGTTAGGTGCTGGATTAGCTGCTCTTACTGTAATACCATTTGTTCCTAACGCAATAAAAAGAGTTACACCTACAGTACGTAGAACTGGAACAGACTAGATAGATAGAATACTTAGAGCACAAAATAAAGAAGCAAAAATGGCTACTCGTTTGAATAACGAGACGTATAATATAGCGGAGAGATTAATGGATGATCCCTCTTATATGAGAAGAGCACAACAAGTAAAGAATAAATACGGAGATGATTATACTTCTATATATGCAGATATAATCAATGCATATAACGAATCACCAGAATTATTACCAAAAGCTAAAGGGAGCCTATCTTTAGGAGAAGCTAGAGGTAAAATGCAAACGCAAGGATCCGCTACTACTAGACATAAAGAAGGAGGAGATTTCCCTAAAATAGGGGAATATGATTATATGTTCAATATAGATAGAGGAGTTCCTTATGGCAGTACTACACACGAAATTAATCACTTTAGTGACTTTTTAAAAAATCAATCTCCGGACGCAGTAGGTTCTAGTAACATGTATAAGTGGATGAGATCGGCTATCAAACCATATTCTGATTCTGTTAGTAAATATTTTTCTAGTCCTACAGAATAGAAAGCTTATATGAATCAATTAAGAGAATTCATGTATACTAACAAAATGATAGATACCAGAGATTAGGTCGTTACTCCTTCTTTAATAAAGACAGCATTAGATAAATTACCAAAAGGTATGGATTCTATTAAGAAGGCCAGTGATCAATTTAAATCTTTAAAATCATATACTAAGTGGTTTAATACAGTTCCTCTTCTTGGAGTTGGAGCTATAGGCGCAAATAAATATTTTACTAATGATCAAAATAGTAATAAGTGATGAATATAATACCACAGTATCCAATACCAAGTTATAAAGACGGAGGGATACACATAAAGAAGAAAAATAGAGGTAAGTTCAATGCTTTAAAGAAGAGAACAGGTAAAAGCACAGAAGAACTTACTCATAGTAAAAATCCATTAACACGTAAAAGAGCGATCTTTGCTTAGAATTTTTCAAGAATAGCTAAAAGGAGGAAGAAAAAGAAATGATGTGTATGGCAGTAAATCAAATGAAGAGTGATTTAACCGTTGAACAATTGAAATATTTTTGTAAAAGCATAAATACAAATAAAGGC